ATGTTGATCCAGTACGTACGTGCAGACGGAGGCTTGATCAATTCCGGATATCGTCAAGTCGGTATGCAGTACATGCAAGACTATCATTACGAAGATGCGTAATGTTTTCAGTTTTATCCGGACCGGATGGATTGGTCCCCAAATCCCGACAAATTAACCCTTTATAAGGTCTGGGTCAGTATTACCCCAGACCTTTTGTGCAGTGCAGTGTGCAGTTTTCATATTTTTTCATAAATAAATAGAATGTCACGCTCACGTAATTTTTGTTTTACATTAAATAACTATTCTGAAGAGGATGTGCAGAAGCTTCTTAGTTTTGAATGTAAGTATGTGTGCTTTGGGAAGGAGGTTGGGGAATCTGGGACTCCCCACCTTCAGGGATATATTTGTTTTAAGGATGGAAAGACTTTGGCAGCGTGTAAGAAAGTCGATCCTCGGGCTCATTGGGAGGTTTCGAAAGGCCTTCCAAGTCAGGCGGCCGATTATTGTAAGAAGGAGGGAACCTTCTTCGAAGCTGGTACTATCCCTGCTGATCCTGTTTCCAAAGGACTTGGTGAGAAACGCCGTTGGGAGGAGGCGTTTGTTGCTGTGGCAGAGAATAGATTGGACGATGTTCCTAAGGATATTCTTTGTCGTGGTCTTAAGTCGATTGAGTATGCTGTATCTCGTGTGAATGAGTCAAAGCGGCAGTTAGTGAAGCTGGACGCTCTTGACAACGAGTGGCGGTGGGGTGATCCCCAGTCCGGCAAGTCTGAGGGGGCTCGTGTCGAGAACCCCGACCATTATATTAAGCTTGCTCGTTCGAAGTGGTTCGATGGTTACAACTTTGAAGACGTTGTGATCATTGAAGACATCGACCCCGAGTCGGCTAAAACTGCTCAGTTTTTGAAGACGCTCGCTGATGTCTATGTGGTTCCTGTCGAAGTCAAAGGAGGCACTCTCAAGATTCGTCCGAAGCGTGTGATTGTTACGTCCAATTATCATCCTCGCGACATCTTTACGGGTATTGATCTGGAAGCGATCGAAAGGAGATTCAAGGTCATGAAGTTTGTTCACAACCCGATGTTTGCGCCGCGCGGCGAGCGCTAGGCTGCTAAACACGGCGAGTCGCGGTAGCGCGAGTCCGCAACCTTATAGTGCCCTAGCGGCGAGCGCCTAGTTCTCCTTTTTAGCCTAGCGCAGCGGTAAACAGTGCCGCGCGGCGAGCGCTAGGATTGTTCCTAGAGATTTGTGTTTTTTCTTTTTGTTTTTGATAATTTTTCATAATTAATCAAATGGCAAGAAAGATTTATAGAAAAAAGACTTTTAAGAGAAAGGCGGCTAAGAGAAAATCTTCTCGCCGAGTTTCACCTATGAAGAGATTGATTAGAAAGGAAATCTCTCGTTCTTTGGAGAATAAGTGTGCGCAGCAATACGTGTATGATCGCGTGCTTTCTCCTAGCAGTTCACCTGATTTTGAGACTCAGAATATTCTTATTCTGGGTCCTGATCCTGGTTCTTTCCAGATTCAGCAGGGTGTTGGACAGGGTGAGCGTATTGGCAATACGATCACTACTAAGAAGTTTGTCGTGAGAGGCACTTTTGTTCCTCTGCCATTCGACAGTTCAGTCAACCCTGCACCCGCTCCCGTTCAGATGAAAGTTTGGATCTTTTATGATAAGGAGGAGCCCTCGTCTATCCCTTCTCCTAAGGGATCGGCCAATTTCTTTCAGAATGGAAATACTTCCAAGGGTTTCCAGAATGATTTAGTTGACCTCTGGTCTCCTGTTAACACTGATCGTTATCGAGTGTTGACTACCAAGTCTTTTAAGCTTGGTTTTGCTGATTATAGTGGTACGGGCGCTACTGTCCCGTCCACTCAGAATAGTCAGTTCTTTGCGAATAATGATTTCAAGTATAATTGCAACTTTAGTTTCGATTTGACCAAGCATTATCCCAAGATTGTCAAGTTCAATGACAACTCTGCAACCCCTACCTCCCGTGGGTTGTTTATGTTGATCCAGTACGTACGTGCAGACGGAGGCTTGATCAATTCCGGATATCGTCAAGTCGGTATGCAGTACATGCAAGACTATCATTACGAAGATGCGTAATGTTTTCAGTTTTATCCGG